GCGCCAATTATTTACTAGGTGCAGGCAGTACCTATGTGGGGTCCGACACGGATAACGAAATCCAGTAGGAAATGACTGGACTGAGGGTTATGATCTTTTGTCTAACCCTTTGCCCTACACAACGGCAATCCCGATGCCACACTACCTCATGACAAGTCTCCCAAAAGAGGATGTCGCCCCCGCGAAAGCGGCGACTTTGAGTGAAGCGAGAACTTCATCTAGTCTGAACAAAACTGGGATGGTAGCCCCATCAAAAGACCAGACGGCTTGCCTTGATCGGCCGGTCGCCAACCCAAAAGGTTGTCCTAATCGGGGGAACAAACCGATAGCTGGCAGCGGTGGCCAACACCGTAAAAATCGTCCCAACTTAAGGCGACGTCAAAATCAACAAAAATGGTCTGAACCATCATTCACGGTTCCCAAACAACTTAAAGTTGTCAATTTTGATATAGACGGCCTAACCTCATTGATCAATGATGAGGGTAATTTACCAACTAGAGACGAACTCCAATATCAACACACACTGGCTAAGTGTCCCATTGTGTACACATGTAGTTGTGGAAAACGTAATTACGGATTCCCAAACTCGTGTGGATGCAAATTGATCGACCAAGTCAAATGTATGTATTCAGAACTTATTGGAGTGGACTTGTTGGAAAAAGACGATGACGTCAAGGAAAAGACGGAAAAGAAACCCGAAATGGCAATCTGTGACTTAGCCCTAAAGGACAATAGTACACCCGAAATGGCAATTAGTAAAATGGCCCCAAAGGAAAATGGTAAACCTAAAACCCCAATGTCTGACGAAGTGAGATCACTTTTGTCTACTTGGGAAGTCATCAACCAAAATGATTTGGCTAAACAAACTATACGACCAGCTTTAAACAAAAATAAAGGCATGGAAACAATCGGTGAACTCCTACCAAAGGTAGGAGCACCCGAATTGATTGTCGAATATCCAAAGTTCGGCGTAGTCCATAATCCTAGTATTTTTAATTTTACCGATTATGTCAACCATCACATCGGTAAGGTCGAGAAGTTGAAGGACAAATCACAGATGAATCAATTAACGGTACCAGATGAACTCATAATACCAGAGCTTTATGCTTATTTGCGTCGTCGCGAACATGAGTCTTATAAATCTCGCCCTGAGAAACTAAGCCATATGGTGAAGTTGGCCTCAAAGTGGGAGAATGAGACTCTGAAGTTAGAGGACCATAAAGCAAAACCACTCGATATCAACAGATATTTTCTCACCATCCAGAAAGTCGTTGATGCCCGTGATACTGTCTTCTTGTTGAAAGAAGTGCAATCTCAACATTCGAGAAGCAAACCCAGAATCATGGTGAGTAGGATTACACACTGGTTAAACCGTTAAACCCCCCAACTGACATTAGACCTCAGGCTTCTAGGATAATGTCAATATGCCAGGAAGGAGCCAAGCTTGAACCCATAGCTCTATGGAAGTTACCAATTTGTAAACCTGTGAAGTTTCAACATTGTGTGACCCAGAGTTATGACATCATGTACGACTTACCTAGTTTCATAGTAGACAAAAAATACATAATGACGAGCTGTTGCCACAACGAATTCGTAGGCTTCAGAAATCGTTATCTCAAAGACGTTCCACATAATACAACATATTGTAAACGAATTTTAGATAAATGTATATTAGAATTAGTAACTTTGCTCAAACCACATTTTGAGGGCAAGTTAACAACACAACAATTTTTAGAAGGAAAAGTAGGTAAATTAGGTGTACGTTATGTAAAAGCTTTCAGAGACATACAACAAAAAGGATTTTGTAAAACTCGACATTCCAAATGCTCAGCATTCGTCAAAAACGAACTCTATGACGAGCTGAAACCACCACGAATGATTATCAACAGAGACCCTAGATTCACATTAGTTTACGGTAGATTTACTCAGGCATTGGAACATGCCATGATGAAAATCCCACAATTCTCTAAAGGAAAGAACTTTTTAGAGAGAGGTAAACAATTTGCTGACTTGATTGGCAATAATTGGATCCTTGAAGGGGACTGTAGTAAATTCGAAGGAAGTCAAAGACTCAGACTTCTGGGTGAGGTTGAATTAGCAATCTGGAAAGCACTTCTTAACAGTGATGACTATGCAGTGATGCAGGAGTTATTCTGTTCCAAGATGTCCAAAAATGGATACTCCCAAAACGGTGTGAAATTTCAATTTTATGCCTGCCGGGGATCAGGAGATGCTGATACAGGACTATTCAATTCCATCTTGAGTTGGTTAGCATGTCGTTACTTTGAAATTGTCAACAAAACAGGTAACGGGAATTTTCAAGTCGACGGTGACGATAATGGTATCTCCATACCACGCGGCCGAGAGGATTTTATAAATACTTTTGCTCACTTCGGATTTGACGCTAAGCTCATACTTAGAAAAGATTATCATGACTTCAATTATTGTAGTGGTAAATACATACAAATCAACAAAACCGGTGATTTCATGTACATACAAAACTTTAGAAAAGTGATCAATAACATGAGGTTCTTCAGAAAACGAAATTTCGAACACTGTAGAGCCGATTATTATCACTCTTTGGGATTTATGTATAAAGTCATCTATGGTGAATTACCGCTCATAAAAGAATTCGCAGATATGTTACTCAGATCAACAGAGGGACATCATGTGAAAACTGAAATCTTGTACGATCTGAATCCGATGTATCACGAACAACTCAAACATCGTGAATTGAAAGCTGAATACGACGAACACATAATAACAGAATTAGCATTATCTTTAGATTTAACAATACCAAACATTAGACAATTACAAGATTACTTCAAAAATTCAATAATAAAATTTAGAGAAAATGAAACTAAAAGGTATAGAAATGCAGGTTCAAAAATCGAACGACCAACATTTGAGGAGATGCGTGAAATAGACGATCTACTCATGACACGGAAGAGGTGTCGAAGTTAGAGGGCAATAATATCTAACTTACTATCTTCCCTGTTGGCGTTGTCAGTTGAGG